ATATCTCAAAAATTAGATCATCAGTCTTTAGCCGCCACTAGAATAGCCGGTCTTAGAATCACCTTATGAATACAAATATGGTGGAGTCACACCCCAATATATGTTTATATTTAACGGTCACTCCCCAACTTCGAAATTAATAATTTCTACTTGTTGGAGGTTTTAACACGGAATCAATCCGTCTTTGCACAAAGTGTGGAGAACAATTAGGAGGTTCTATATTATATTCCTCCTCAACTCCATCAGTTTGCACTTTTAATTCATGAACTTCATCACGTAATTGTTTTAATTGTTGTTTCATCTCTTGCTCCATAGCTGTAAAAGGCCCAACAGCAACTGGTGTTGCTATTTCAGTTATTAACAATGTTGTTAATAAATTTGTTGCAGTTCCAACTCCCATTGAACCTGCTGTAGTACTTTTCATATACCATGGAGCACTACAAGGACCAATTGTATACACTTGAATCAAACTGGTACTTGTATTACTACTAATAATATTGGTTGTTGGAATGTTTGTATTAACCAAAGCATCATCTTGATAAAAATCATAAGATGGCAATACATTAAAAACTCCAGTACCACCCAATATATCAGATTTAACAACTATTGAATAGTAACCACCCCTAAATACTCTTAGAGTAATTAACGATGTTGAACCACCATCCGATGGTGTTGCTCTTGTAGCAGCAGTCATATTACTAGCCGCTAAACCCAATGTTGTAGCAGATTTAGTTTGAAAAGCTGGTCCAAAATCAGCTGCACTTGTAGCAGATGTTACATAAACCGCAGCATATGTTACACCTGTAGGTGGTTGTGGATCAAAGAAATCACAATCATAACTAACATACAACTCACTAACAGCTTTTCCAGTAGCAACAACACCATTTATTCCTAAAAACAATTTACCAACTTCTTTTTGTAAATCTTGAGTAACAGTTGGATCACTGGTACTTGCAGTTAGAAATTTTGGTAAACGATTCAAAGTTGCTTTTGGTACATGATGAATAACACGCTCCCAAACATTTGCTCTTTGTGCATTTTCATATTGCAACATAGCAGTTTTTGTAGTTGGAAGAGTATCATTAGCATCAGGTGAACTTGAAACAATCATAGTACCATCAGTACTTGCACTAACTGTACTTTCAAAATAAAATGTTAAACGATTGAAACGAAATTCTGCATAATTTTTTGCTTGATTACTTAACCAAGGAAATAAACTAGCATTAGCGGGATTCAATAAAAATTGATACCCTTGAAAAGCTGTAGTGACACTTGAGGAAAATAAATCTGTAACAAACTCTGTATGTACAATATTTTCTTTATTCCCTCTAGTTTCACGTTTAGCCATTTGGTTAACATATCTAAAGGCTGTATTAAGGGGTGCTACCGCATTTTTAAAAACACTTGCACCTCCCCTCCCTTGAGATTGTTTTCCAGATGATTTACCAGCTTTTTGAACTATTTTCTTAACATCTTTTTTAACATCTTTTTTAATTTCTTTTTTAACTTTACCACCTTTGGCTTTTGTCATATTTTTAAATTTATCTTTAACTTGATGATAAACTTCTCCTACACTATTTGGAATTGAAGATAAATAATCTCTACCTGCTTCACGTGCTCTATTTACTAAATGATTTCCTGCTATACCAACAAGACCTCCAGCAACACCACGGGCAATTTGATTATTATTATGATTGACTAACATATAATTTTGTTTAGTTTCTATTAAATTTTTTAAACCAGCGCCTAGGGACTTATTCATTCCACTGGTCATACAATCTACAGATTCAAGAGATATACTTGTATAACTCTCTCTTCCACTATACAACATTTTTATATACTCATCACTTTTCCAAACACCTTCAATTTCAGTAAATGGAACACCATTACAAACACCTACTAATTGGTTTTTGTAATGAATGTCCAAATATTGAATATAACCAGAAATAATTTTACGACATTCCAAATTCCCAAAAGACTCTATTCTTAGAGCACAAGCTCGTAGATAATGCCATCTAACATCATCTATTTTACTACCATATAGAATACTACTAAGTATTTTATTAGTTTCGGGAACAGGATACCATATATTATCATCTCTTTTAAAACCTTGTGACAAAAAAGTGACTTCTTCTAACTTCATAGGAACATCACTTTCAGATTTGGTGGTAACTCCAATACTTGTCCAAATCTCTCCAATAGCAGCAGTTGTAAACCAATCAACCACATCATTGGACGTTGTATATGTGTTATCATCACCATATAACCCAGCTTCCACATGTTCCATGAAAGCTTTGTAAGAACAAAAACTATCTCCATTTTTATCATCCTTGTTCTTACTTAAAATAATCCAAGCATAAGCAAATAACCTAAATAATATCATTGTATTATCCACCACAGTATTTGAACTACCACTTGGATTCCCAGTATGTTTTCTAATAACATCACCATTTTCTAGAATGATAACACTATTGATAATAGAATCATACACACCTTCTAACCGAATTAAATCTTCAGTAGAAGCATTCTGCAGATAAGATCTTCTAATCTCCATTTGTCCATATAAAGCAAATTGAAATAAACTAGCATCATAATCAACTTGATCTAGAGCAAAAGCATTTGGTAAACGGTTCAATCTTTCATAAAATTGAGTCCAACCGTACATATATTTATTTATACCAACACAGCTCCAAGTATCATGAACACTATCATAAAACCTTTCATTCATATCTAAACACAACCTATTTGTTGCCACAGAATGTTCAATTGGTGCTGCGGTGAAAGTTCTTATTTTACCGAGCTCCAATT